TAGGGTCACCACGGTTAGCCATTAGTAGTGCCCTACTTTCTTATGATGATCTAAAGCTTTACAAGGATTGCCATAACGATGTGCAATATACTTCAAGCCTAAGTCTATCTGTTTATATGGGTTGCGCTCTGTCATCTTTAGCAGCTGTGGTATGCCGTATGCGCTGCTCTTTTTATTCTTAGCTGTAGGTGACCATTGGCTTTCCATACGCCATAAGGTAACCAGGCATCTGTATTGCTTATCATCTAATAGCTTTAGATGTGCATATATCTTGTAGTTTTCTTTGCTTGGATCAGTTGCATTAGCTGGCGTAATCCCAATTACACAATACAGCCCCACAAGCACCAAACATCGCCTGCGAGCTATCCGCCTCAGCGGCTCGCCAGCGAGTTGTGATGCTAGCGTACGTGTCAAACAGGCTGCAACATTGAGCGTACTGTTGGGCGTGTTTCCACAGTTATTACTGCCTGTGGATAACTCCTGTGGATAACTATTTAGCATTTTTGCCCCAACCTGTGCCCTTAAATATGGCACCTACTGGGTCATAAATACGGCGCATATCAAAACCACAACACTTAGGTATGTTTAGATCGTGTATAGATCGCTGCACCTCATAGCGTATTGAGCAGCTAATACACTCATACTCATACATCGGCATAAGTAACCAATAGGCAAACGCTCATTTTGCTACAAACTTTGCATTGTAAGACCTTCACGTTAGCAGGCAGGTTATCTGTAACTATGCGCTCTATCTGCTCGGTTATCTTCTTACAGCTACGGCACTCAAAGCGTATTAACTCGCTCATAGCTGCACCGCCTCTGAGATAGGCAAAAGGGCCACGGTCTTGTCAACCTGGCCCTGGCTATCAAACTCTGTCTTAGCAGGCAGCCTTTTAACTGACCACTTAACCGTTATCTTACGCAGGTTAAAGGCGTAGATGCCCTTAGGTGTTGCATTAACGTAAAAGGGCGTAAAGCCCAGGCGCTCGGCCTGTTGCGTTAGCGCATCATACTTTTCTTGCTCTATAAGCAGGTTATCGTAATGCGTGTGCCTGCACTTTAACTCTATGTGCAGCCTATACAGGGTGCTAGTGCAATCGTAATACTCATATTGGTCAGATGACTTAGTTAGATCCTCTAAGTAACGGCCCTTGATGTAGTTAAATAGCTCTTGCTCTGTGTCTATCATCGGCAGCCTTTGCAAAACCATATAATGTTTTCAAAGCTGTTTTTTTGATAGCCAAACTTATCTAACTGCGTGACCATAGCGCATTTATCGCACTGCTCTACTTTGTACTCAGCTGCTAACTCACCGTCTATAAACAATTTGCCCGTCATAGCCTGTAGATTAATTAGCTCGTATTGGTCGCTCATACCTGTGGCGCCCAACCTGTAGATGTCTGCATATACCAAACTGGGTCACATTGAGTAGCCTTGCTTTTTTCTATACAGCTGAAATTGCCCCATTCTTTGCCTGTCTTAGCGCTAGTGCCTGTACGCCATACACGGGCACCGTGTTTACACTCAGGTTTGCCCTGTAGGTAAATGCCGCCTAGCTCGTTTTTAACTGCCTCTATGGTCTGTGCTACGGGTGTGGTAGCCCATAAATCATCGCTAACAGGTGCTACGTCCTTAGTGCTAAGCGCCTCTACCTTTTCCATATCCTGTTTAGTACTGCGAGCAATACCGCCAGGTGTGAGCAAACCAATAACGCGCCCGTAAGCGCTTGTAACTGCGTTTTCTACCCAAAAATGCAGATTAACTCCACGATCACTACGAGCCTCGAAGGCATAATCAACAGCGCTAGGGAGGTGATCTTCATACTCTTTGTAGGCCTCAGCCTTAACTAAAATATAACCTTTTGTTATGTCTATGTCTTCTATGTATGCGACTAGGCGCAAGGTTGGGAACTCTAAACGCGCTCTAATAATCCTGGCGTTGACGTCCTCATATCCTTCTAAAAAGTTACTCATCGCTTGGCCTCAGCTTCTTTTAGCGCCTTAGCTATATTACGCCCACGTAGGTAACCTTCACCCAAGCCTACTTTGTAGCCCATTTCATAAGCTGCGTAGATAAATAAGCCCATAAACAAGCAAACCATACCTACCACTATTAGATCTAAACTGTTCATCTTTCGCCCTTTGTTAAGGCCGATAAGCTACTTATCCGAGTAGCCCTCTCGGCGTGTGTAGTTAAAGTATGAACCTAGCTACTGACAAAAGGCAACGCGACACGCCCTACTTAGCTAGTCTCTCCTCTAGCAACAGCTCATAGATTTTATCTACTCGTATCTCTATACGCTCAACCCTACCTTTTAGGTTATGCCCGCCGTTGCCGTCATCGCGTAGCTCAGATAGGTAATACTTAACAAGGTGGCGCACAAGCCCAGCCATAAGCCCTGAAAGCGTAGCAATCCCCAAAGCTACGGCTATGTATGCCTGGGCCTGCGACACTTACTTAGCGCCTATTCCCAGTTGCTTTTCATTAGGTGCGATAGCTTTAAGTACTGGCCCAATTAACCCAGCTAGAAAAGCATTAGCTAGTACTTTAGGGTCTGTGATACCTGATAGATACAGCGCACCCACGCACGATAGAGCTGCACGTAGGTAAGACAAGGCCGCAGCCTTTAGTTGCTCTTGCATTGTATTGCTCCTTAAATGCCCCTTAGTTGACTTGTCTTAATACTGCAATCGTATGGCTTGATGATGCCGTAATACCGTAAAGGCCTTCATTGTCACCTACAGGCACCTGCATTTTATCGCCATTATCTAGTTTGTATCCGTTAGTTGTAGTTACGTTGGCATCGCCTAAATACACAGCGCCGCCGCCTAGATTATGTAGCCATACGGTTTGGTCCATAATGTTAGCTGCTACTAATAATGTAGCTGTAGTAGTTACTGTTACTTGTGCGCTAGTTGGCATTTTCTATTCCTAACTTAGTAATTAAAGCCCTGACCTTTTCAGGGCTTAGTGCTATCTCAAAGTGCATCTCATCTTTTCTTGTCCAATCCCCGCCCCAGGTTAACCCGTACTTTTTAGCCAGGGCACGGATCATAGGTACCTTAGCTGCATCAAACGTACCTACCTTGCCTAAAGGATGCTTTGTCGCGTTTAGGTCTATAGCTGTGCCGCTAGCGTGGTTACTGAGTTTACCTACCACACCTCTTACGTCTCTGTAGGCATAGCCCCAATCGTCAAACGTACCGCCTTCTATTGGCTCTATTAGCTCGTTAAACTCTTGAGCAAAGTTAATAAGCAACGGCGCTACCTTTTCAGCGCATCGCAGTTTAAGGCTTGTGCCCTCTACCTTGTAAGGCTTAACGCCTATCTCAGCCTGGTCTTTAGATGCAGGCCACCCGTTGTAGCTAGTCTGCAAGGGCTGCGATTTCATCGGCAGTTAGTCCAAGCTTTGCATACACGGCCTGGCGCGCTGCCGCTTTGTCAGCTGCGGCCTTGTCATCGGCTGCCTTCTGATCCGCATAAGCCTTTTCATCCGCTTCACGCTTTGCCAATTCATCGGCAGTTAGCTCACGCTCTACTACCTCACCTGTTTCGCAGTTAATTTCTATTGCTGTAGTCATTGTTTCTCCTTATGAGTTTTTGATGCCGTATAGATAAAAAGATGAGTATTCAGACATTGTTGTGCCACTTATACCAATGCTAGTAATAGCAGAACTATTAGACCAGCGACCACTAATTAAATCCGTGTAAGCAGTAGAGGTGTTGCTTTCGCCTGCACTGTCTGACGAATAAGTCTTGTATTTAGAGGAAAGGTAATCTGGAATATAAATCTCTAGGTTTGTAAATACACTCGTAGCAGTTGAGGCAACACCTATAAATTGGCCGCTGGCTTTGTTTGAACCTGATGAGGCGGCTGAGCCGTCAGATTCTAAAAAGGTATTAGTAAAATCGGTTGCTGACCCATTGAATGCAATGGCCAACGATGCTGCTGAAGAACCTCGCACACTAGCTTTCAATAATAAGTCAGTATAGGTGCTAGGTATAGAGCTAAAAGTAATGGATGAAACGCCACCTGATCCGACAGTATTGGAAGAAATTAGAGTATATGTGTTAGCCATTATGCTGCCTTAATTCCGTAGAGAGTTACTGTGGTTCCAATACTGAAACTAGCTGAACCGCCGCCTATGCGTAAATCCACTCGATTAACTGCTGAGGTACTTTTATACAATTCTGTTGTTGTTTCAGTATATCCGTCAGATGACCACCGACCAATAACAGATTTGAACTTATCTGTTGAAGCGTAAGAAAAAACGTCAAAAACACACAAAGCAAAAGTACTCGATGTAGGCAGGCCGCTATCAATTCCAAATTGTAATGCGCCGCGAGAGTTATTATTTTCAGATTGAGCTGCTGTTCCGTTGCCTATCATTTTCAGCCAAGAGTAATTGCCTGCCGTATTGTCATTATTTAGCAACACATTCAAAGCAGATGCAGCGGAACCTTGACATAGAACTACTACCTGCAGATCCGTATAACTGCTAGAGATAGAACTGAAAGTAATTAAAGTAGATGTGCTGGCCAATGTCTGCGTAGCGATTGGCTCAAAAGTTGCTCCCGCTGCCATAGTTACCCCTTAATTCCGTAGAGTGCAAAGGTGGAAGAACTAGACCAATTACTAGAGGCTACTGTTATATCAATTTGGTTGATTGCAGTACCAGAGTTTAGCCATAGATTGCTACCAAAAACTATTGCCCCTTGGCTTGCTGTCTGTTGTTCAGGGCTACCCGTGATATATCGAGCAGTCTTATATTTTGTAGTTGATTGATAATCTAAAATATCTATAACCGCAACAGTTGTTGGGTTTGTGTCGTAACCCTGAACATAACCAATAGAGGGTGGGGTTGTGCTTGTGGCTGTTGATGTGTAGATGCCACCGCTATCGAAAGCAAAAAACCAATGCTTAGCATAATTCGAGCCAGTATCGTTATTAAACTTTAAGTAAGCATCCGTAATTGCACCTGAGGCACAACGACCATTGACCCTTAATTGCAGGTGTTTGTAGGTGCTTGGAATAGAACTAAAAGTAATGACGGCACTAGATCCCGTCCCATTAGCTGTGGCAATAGACTCATAAGAGGTGCTGCCACCTGCTGCACCACCGCTATCGAGAATAGATACTATTGAGTTAAGCAACGGCGCCCACCACGTACCAGGTATCTGTTGCAACCTTTATACAAGCTGCTGATTTATATTGCGCTACGGTAGGAGATGCCGCTACTGCGCCAGCGCTTAACACCGTAGTAGTACCTGGGGTAACCGCGCTAATAGTGACTAGGCCTACACCCTTGTTAAGTACTGTAATAACCGTACCTACAGCAAAAGCC